TTCACGGACTTGGGTTATACAATCAACAGATACACCAACGCCACAACCAACAACACACTGAGCTGGAATGTGAAGTGGTAACGAATGAGAAGCGATCGCAACCCTTATTACTTTTTGAAAAAAAGCAAGGATCCCAAAATTCAGCAACTTTTGAAAGAGGCTGAAACTTTGAAGCCTCAGGAAATCTTATCCATGAGCTTGAAGCCTGATGTGAAAAAAGCCATGTTGTTTGTTGCTGAATTTGGACAACAAGAAAAAAGTCAACACACTGCTGAACTTTTGGCTGAACAAATGGCACAAACAAGCAGTCATTGCGAAAACATTCTTAAAGAAATTTGGCAATACCAAGGTCCTGCTGTTTTTATACCTGTAACATCCACTAGCAGTATTGAGATACTACCCAACAGCTATTTCATAAAAGATCACAAGAAAATATTCATAAATCACAATTGGTTAAGATTGCCAGCCAGCCAAAAACAAATTGTAGCCAGTAGTATATTCTACAGTTTAGGAAGCTTTCAAGACCTTAACGTATTGAAAAAGCTCCAATTGGAACAGAAGTACAGCAATTCATTGCAATAAGGCAGTATCTCTTGTATCATCAGTGTTATGATCCCAGTTGCATCCCTATTTGATTATGGCTTTAGCAAGCGAAGCGAAGACAACGGTAATAGGCACTATGTGAGTCCTGAAGGACACAAGATCCCGTCAGTAACCACGATCCTAAGCAAGAGCAAGGACATGACTCACTTGCTGGAGTGGCGCAAACGGGTTGGCGATGCAGCGGCTGACCAAATCACAAAAGAGAGTACAGGCTTGGGCAGCATGATGCACAGCCATTTGGAATGTTGGATCAAGCAACAAGAGCGGCCAGGCGGCACAAATGTGGGTCGCGTAATGGCTAAACAAATGGCTGATGTAATTATCCAACAAGGGTTGTCAAAAGTGTCAGAAGTTTGGGGTATTGAAGTACCGTTGCGGTATGAAAGTCTTTGGGCAGGAACTACAGATTTGGTGGGAGTCTATAACGGGCAACATGCCATAATGGATTTCAAAACCACCAACAAGCCCAAAAAAATAAGCTACATTCAAGACTATTTTCTTCAACTCACAGCCTACATTATGGCACATAATCAAACTTTTGGTACAGAAATCAAACAGGGTGTTATCTTCATGGTCAGCAGAGATCTTGAATATCAAGAATTTGTTTTGGAGCCACACCAGCTGGAACAGTATGAACAACTTTGGCTAGAGCGCTTGATGATGTATTATGACAAACACCCAATCCCCTCTCTCAGCAATGAATCCGTTTCTTCTTGACGCCAGTAGCAGGCGTGCCTCTTGGAAACTGTTAAGAGATAAGATCCTAGAGCAATCTGGCCCAGATCAGCAAATGGATTTGGCATTGGCGTTTTGGAAACAAGCCCCAATTGAAAATCCACTTATTGATTGGGACAATGCAGAAAAATGGCCCACACCATGGGAATTATTGCACAACAATAGGTTTTGTGAAGGTGCATTGACTCTTGGAGTTGCCTATACATTGATCTTAAGTAGTCCTGAACATTTTCAAGATCTTGGGTTGTTATTGATTACTGACCGGCAAAATCATGTTCAAAAAATTGTTGCCAAAACACACTCCCAAGTATTGAATTATGGTTGGTTGGACCGGTTGCCTGCGTCAACTATCAAGAACTGCCAAGTTCATTCTCGCTGGATGTTTGACGGTCGCAATTGGCAAAGCCAATTTAGCCCTGAAAAAAAATTGTAATTTATGGGGTTTGGGCACTGTTGGCGGATTTAAATACCCCACGATGCCATTTACAATAGCATTTATAATCTTGCAAATAATTTGAAATAGACTGGAAAGGTATGCCATGAGTGTAAGGTCCGACAGCATTTTTGTCGTTAAAAGAGATGGAAACAAAGAGCCTCTGGATATTGACAAGATCCATCGACAAGTGATGTGGGCAACGGAAGGCTTGAGCGGTGTAAGTGCTAGCGAAGTGGAAATTCGCAGCCAATTGCAGTTTTATTCGGGAATGAAAACTGTTGACATCCAAGAAACTCTGATCAAAGCTGCTGCGGATCTTATTGAGCTGGAAACTCCCAACTACCAGTTTGTTGCTGCTCGATTGGTGAATCATCACATCAGGAAAGAAGCATATGGCACATTTGAAATCCCCAGATTGTTTCCACATGTGCAACGGGTTGTTGCGTCAGGATTTTATACACGCGAGCTGTTGGAGTGGTACACTGAGGAAGAATTTGGTGTGCTAGACACTTACATTGACCACGACAGAGATTTTGATCTCACCTTTGCTGCTATGGAACAGTGGCGTGGCAAGTATTTGGTGAAGAACAGAGTCACTAGTGAGCTGTTTGAAACACCACAGATGGCATTGATGTTGATTGCTGCTACACTTTTCAACAGCTATCCCCGTCACACACGTTTGAAGTGGGTGAAGGAGTTTTACGACAGCATCAGCTTGCATGACATCAGCCTGCCCACTCCCATCATGGCCGGAGTTCGCACTCCACAGAAGCAGTTCAGCTCCTGTGTGCTGATCGAAGCTGATGACAGCTTGGACTCCATCAGTGCTGTCAGTCATGCAGTGGTGCGCTATGTGAGCCGGAAAGCTGGCATTGGCTTGAACATTGGGCGCATCAGAGCTATCAACAGCCCAATCCGCGGCGGGGATGCATATCACACTGGTGTGGTGCCCTTTGTAAAGCTGCTCCAAGCTTCAGTAAAAAGCTGCAATCAGGGGGGCGTCAGGGGCGGTGCTGCTACAGCTTACTTTCCTTTCTGGCATTTGGAATTTGATGATCTTGTGGTGCTGAAAAACAACAAAGGCACTGAAGACAACCGCGCTCGCCACATGGACTATGGTGTTCAGTTCAACAAACTGGCCTATGAGAGGCTCATTGGTGGCAGCAACCTCACTCTCTTCAGCCCCAGTGACGTTCCCGGGCTGTATGATGCATTTTTCTCCGATCAAGCCCAGTTCAAAACACTGTATGAGCGTTATGAAAGCGATCCCGCTATTCGCAAGAAAACTGTTAAGGCCATTGACCTCTTCACCAATTTCATGAGCGAACGGAAGAACACTGGGCGCATCTATCTCATGAATGTGGATCATGCCAACACACATGGCAGTTATATTGAGAATTTGGCACCAATTCGTCAAAGCAATCTTTGTGCAGAGATTCTAGAGCCGACATGGCCTCTTCAAAGTATCGATGGTGGGTCCAAAAAAGTCACACTTAAGGTCCCAAAAAATCGTGTAGAGGAGTTCAAAAAATGGAGAAGTCAATGGAAAAATGTTATCCCCAAGCTTCCATGAAACGCTATCCCTTAGGGATAATTTATATTACTGTTTGTTTGCATCCCGACAAAAAAGGGATGCTATACATAGGTAGCCACTGTTTGAACAACCCTGAATACTTGGGATCTGGCGGGCTCCTGCGTCATTACATCAATAAATTTGGCAGACAGTTTTTCAGACGCACTACCATTTGTGAATATTCAAATATCACTCGAGACGAGCTTCTCACATATGAAAACTCCTGGATAGCTGCACTTGATGCTCTCAATTCTCCGTTATTTTGGAATCAACGATCAAGAGCAAGCGGAGGATATGTTATCAAGGACCTTGTTGCACATAGCGAGAAAACAAAACAAGGTATGTTGAAATCAAATGCAGTTTTCAAGATCAAGGTGAATTCCCGCCAACCCAAAAACATACAAACATCAATAAAAAAATTACTATCCTTAACCACAGAGCAAAAGAAAAAAGCATATGTCACTAGAAGTAAAGGATCGTGGTACAAAAATATTTGTGCCAGAAACAAGTCCATGGCACAAACTACTGAATGGCAACATGCAACAGCAGCCGGCAGGTTATACCGGGATAAATTTATTAAAACACCAATCGGTACGTTCAAAAACGCAGTTGATGCAGGTAAAGTTTTCTGTGTTAGTAATGTTGCTATACTCAACAGAGCAGCATCGGATAGTATGAATGAATGGGGATTTGTTCATGATAAAGATACACATATAATTGATCCGTCAATATACTCTAAAAATGAGCGTAATCAACTACATCGCACTTATTTCCCAAAAGTTGCCCACAATAAAAAACAAGTAACCGTTGAGGGCAAAATTTATGAATCGAAAACTCATGCGCGACAGATTCTAAAGTGGAGCCAAAGTAGATTGGAAACATATCTATCTAAACAAGGATACAACAATGAACATTAACTATGATAACAGTCTCTTCGAGATCAAGGACACATCGGAACCTTATGATTATGACAATTATGTCTACTTTGAAGATGAGGTAGCGGATCTAGAGTCAGGAGGGATTGCGCTTTGTACACTTGCTGCGATCAATTGGGGGAAAATTCGAGAGCCCAAAGATTTTGAAAAGCCATGCAGACTGGCTGTTCGAGCACTAGACGCTCTACTTGATTATCAAGAATATCCTGTGCGCGCCGCAGAAGCTCATACAATGCTCTTCCGAAATCTCGGTATTGGCATCGTAAATTTGGCCTACTGGATTGCCAAGATGGGCTTTCGCTACAGTGATGACAGCGCACTGGCCACACTGGACGAGTATGCAGAGGCTTGGAGCTACT